ATGATCAAACGCCTTATCTTGCTGACGGCCTTTGCCCTCAGCTTTACGATGCATGCCGTCCACGCAGACGTCATCACCGTCGCTCAAGTGCTGCCGCTGGACGGATCACTGGAAATGTCGACGCGTGCCACCGCCGACGCGGCGGAGGTCTATCTACGCAAGGTCAACGATGCTGGTGGCGTCAACGGCCATACATTCAAAGTCGTGACCGTCAACGCGTCCAACAACCTGGAGACGGCGCTGCGGCGCACGGCGGAGACGATCCGCCAACACCGCCCGGCTGCACTGTTGAACTACTACGGGTCGGCACGGACCTCGTCGCTGATCAAGAGCAGCATCCTCGATACGACCCGCACACCTGTCATTGGCGCCAACGTTTCGTCCACGATGGTGCGTCAGGACCCCGACAACCGCTGGGTGTTTTACGTGCGAGCTGGCGTCCAGGCTGAAGCCAGAAAGATGGCTCACCAAGCCCTGTCGCTCGGCGGCAGACGCGTGGCCATCCTCTACCAGAACGATGCTTTCGGCGAAGACGGGATGCGCAGGGGCATCGACGCCCTGAACGCATCCGGCATCCAGCCAGTCATGAGCCGGCCCGTGTCGGAAGCCATGATGGACAGCGCGGCGCTGGCCAAGATTGCGGAAGACGTGCTTCGTGCGAATGCAGGCGCGGTTCTGATGTTTTCGGATAGTGTGAATGTCGGCGGGTTCCTGCGCGCCTATCGCGAGCGCGGCGGAAACGCGGTGGTAACGACCGACTCGACGTCATCGGCGGACGAGCTGGTGCGTGCATCGAGTCCAGAACTCGCGCGAGGCGTGTGTATTGCAGAAGTGCTGCCTGGAGTCGCCAAGCGCAACACGCGGCTCGCGCGGTCGTTTGTGGCCGACATGACCGCAGCGGGACGTCCGGATCTTGCCAAATCGACAACGGCGTTCGAAGGCTACGTTTCGGCGCGGCTCTTTGTTGAGGTGGTGCGCAGAATCAGCGGGCCGGTTACGGGTGAGGCGATGCGCACGGCGCTACAAACCCGCGGACCGTTCGACCTGGGCGACTTTGAAGTCCGATACGGACCATCGCAATACGAGGGATCGCAGTACGTGGACATTGGAATCGTCGGCCACGCTGGACGGGTGTTGAACTGACTGGATTGTCGCCAATGAGCGACCACTATCGCACCTAGAAACGCTTGATCCGCGGCGGTGTCGCTGTATTGGCCCGCCGCGCCCCAGTTGGCGCGATCGATACTCCATCCAGCGGCGCGAACAACTCGGCAAGGGTGATGTTCAGCGCGTAGCAGAGATTGGCCAGTGTCTCGACTGACGGGTTGGCCGCACCACGCTCGATCGATGAAATGTAAGTTCGATCGACACTCGCTTCGAAAGCGAGTGTTTCCTGAGATTTCTCGGCTGCGTGCCGACATTGCTTGATGCGCCTGCCCAGGGCGACCAAGATCGGTGCGAGGCGGATGGCCGAGGGGCCGGAAGATTTGGCGTCCACGCCTGAGCGACGATTCATTCTCGACGTTGTGAATGCAGTGGCAAATGGTGAGTATTTTGCCTTGCAGGCTGATGCCCCATCCGCTCTGCTGATTTCGCCGCCAAGCACACCCGTATTGACTCTCCGAGCGGGTTCACCAAGACTGTCGTCGTCGTCGATACAGCGGTGACCGGGCGTGAGAACCCGATTGGCATGCGGCGGACAGATGCTCCTTGAAGCAATTCTCGTCCACAGCGCACGTGCGCGCTTAGAATATGCGCCGCGGGCCGGGCGGGGCAGCCTTCGGGCTGGCCGGTCGCCGTATGCCGGTTTTCTCACCCCCGCCGTCTGGCCCGCCTCCCTCACGTGAGAATGAGTGGCGGGTCACCACCCAATACGGAGCCCGCAATGCCCAACGTTTCTGCTTGCATCCCGCAAGCCCTTTTGCTGCCACCATCAGTCGCACACTCTCCGTCGCCGCACGTTGCCATCGGTTGGACGGAGGTATGGCATGCGTGAGCAAAACCGCTCCCCACAAACCCTCGCCCTGGCCCAGTTGTGCGAGCTTGCACAACGACTGACACCGGAAGCCGGGCGCGGCAGCAAACGCGCTGTGCGCGCCAGCATGGCAACGCTGCGCCAGCTGAAAGCGACCAGCGCCCTGGTCTACACAACGACAGAGGAAGCGTCCGCAAGGCTGCTGAATGTCAGTACCGGTCTCATCGGCATTCTGCAGTTGCTCGACTTGTGGAGCGACCGCGCTTGGGAATGTCGGTGCCTGCACTGCCTGCTGGTGCCGCTCAAACTCGAGCTGGATGACGCGCTGAGCGACATTCAGAAGATGCTGTAGCGCTCGGCATCCAAATCAGTGGCCGGTCCACCCGGCCACATTGGCGCTTATTCGAGGTGCCCAATCACTTCAAGCTGCTGCTTCCCGCTCTCGAAGACGCCGAGCCATGCATCGCGCTTGCCGGGGAAGATTTGCCGGATAGCCAGCGTGAAGCCGTCGCAGCCGCCCACCGCCGTGTTTGCGAAATCGCTGGTCTCAAATTGCGCTGCGCGTGCCAGGGTCACGGCTACGGACCGCATAGCGTATTCAAAGAGGTCGAGCAGTCGCTCCTGCAGCATGGCGTCTACGTTGCTGGACAGCACGTCATCGATCACGGGGGTTTTGAATCGCATCGACTTGGACATCTTGTACTCCGGTATGGTTGGTGTGATGACATGAACGCGCTGTTCAACACAGAAGCCAAGCGTCACCTCAGTTCAACCGCAATAAAGCCACTTCGGCTTCGCGACGTGCGGCCAGCCCCGGCAGCACCTTGCCGCCACCGTAGACCCAGCGGCGCAGTTCGTTTGCAGCAGCGGACCAGTCGCGCTGGTTGACCCGCCGCCGCAAAGTCGAGGTCTGCAACCGCCCCGCCCCCAGGTTGAAGGTGAAGTCCACAATGGCGGCGAGCCGGCCCTGGGGCTCGGCGGCAAGCACGGGGCAGTAGCGCAGCGTCGCGTTGAGCGCTGTCACGAGATCCGCCGCCAGATAGATTTCGGCCTGGGCCTGCGTGATGGGCGGGTGCGTCGGATCACAGAGGTGACCGTAGCCAACTGTCCAAAACCCGGCAGGACAGACATACGGCTGAGCCCGGGTAGGGTCGACCCTCGCCACCCGATGGAATCCCTCGAAGCGTTTGGCGAGTGCGATGGCCGCTTGTGGCACCACCGTCACGGCCGCACCCGATCGAATACCCTACCCAAGAACCAGAAGTTCAGCACCCCGGCCCACAGCGCCTGGTCGGCTTCGGTCCACGCCTGCACCGTTGCTGCGCCCCACCCTGCCCCGGCCGTGAGCGCACCCGCGAACGCGGCGGTCTTGGCCGCGCAGTACAGGCCCATGAACCAGTACGTGATCACCGGCCGTACGCTGATCGACAACGCATCGACCCATGGCACGCCGGACGTCTGGCCTTGCGCGCTGATGGAGTCGCGCAGCGCCTCAATGGCACCGGTGTTCCATGCTGCGTCGGCGCTCGCACCGATCTCTGCCATGCGCTGCGCGCCGCGCAGCTTCTCGAACTCCAGCGCTTTGTCCTGCATGGCGAGCTCGTGGCCGCGTTCGCCCTTGCGGTCGAGCCACTTCAGGAGTTCAGGGGCAAGGCGGAAGGTCCCGCCCAGCAGACCACCCAGGAGCGTCTCGATCATCGCGCCCCCTTGAACAGCTCGAACTTGATGACCGCCCCGGCCACCAGCGCCAGCACAAGGCCCGTTGTGATCATCCGGACCATGGTCTGCCAGGCGGTGCGCTTGGCTTCGTTGAAGGCATCCAGCAAGCCTCGCAGCTCGCGGATGTCGTTCGCAGCGTTCTCGCCATCGAGGCCCACCTCGGCCAGTGCCGCCCGCGCGCCGCTCTCGGCAACGCGCTCTAGCAGCTCCTCGAATTCGGCCCGCGGCATGGTCACCATGCCGTCGGCCACCATCGGTGCGTTCATTGATGTGCTCCAAAAAAACAAAACCCGCCTCAAGGGCGGGTTCTGGTTGCAAAAGGGAAAGCGGAGTTCAGATTTCTATATCGACGGTCGGCAGCGTCGGCGCGGGGCCGACGACCTCGGTGCCGCGTACGAACAGGCGTTGGTCTGGCTCACCGGCACCCGTGGCACGCACGAGTCCGCCGCCGAGCAGTTGGACGGTGACCGTGCCGTCGTCGTGACGGGTCACCACCGTGCCGACCAACAAGGGGGCATCCGGCAGCAGTTGCTCGAACTGCCGCCACAGGTTGGGCATTGCGGGCTCCTACAGGTAGTAGCGCTGAACCTCAATGGTCTGGCGCACGGTCAGGGATGCATTCCATTCGGCGACGATGCTGGTGGCACGCACCAGGCCGCGCCAGTTCGTCCTGCCCTCGCCGACGGCGAGCAGCAGGCCCGGATCGAGCAGGCCAAGCGAACTGAGCATCGGCAGTTCCAGCGTGACGACCGCCTGCCGGCCGACGTCAGCCAGGATCGAGCGGCCCCGCTCACGGGCGGCATCGGCGTGGGTGATCAGCCCATCGACCACCGTCGGCGCGACCAGATCGCCCGCCGTACCGGCGCGCACCACGTGCCCGGTGACGCCCTGGCGCTCGCCGCAGACGTACACAGCGTTGAAGGTGGGCTTTTCCTGCCAGCGCAGGTTCAGGGTCTTCACGACATCGATGGGCAGCGTCCGGTCCGGAACCTCGGTTGCCCAGTTCCAGGGCAGCACCGGATACCGGGACTTGGCCACCAGCGTTCGCAGTCGCGGATGGGCATTGACGTAGCCGCCCACCGATTCAACGATGCGGCCGATCACGCCCATCGGGCTCAGGGACTGGTAGCCCCAGCTGCCCTCCGGCACCAGCCAGTCCGGCAGCCGCCAGTCGAGCGTGAAGCCGGTCACGAGCCCGGCTCGCGTCAGTTCCTGCTCGGCCAACTGGCGTGCGGTGAAGGGTGCCGCCGGCACGAAGGAGCGCTTGGGTGCATAGGGTTCGGCCAGGTACGCTGCCGTCGAGCGGCCCCGGATGTTGAGGCTCGCCTGGCCGAACTCGCGCCGCACGTCGAACCCCTCGACCAGCATCACCCAGGTCACGCCGTTGATCGTGATCTCGATCTCCACCGGCCCGGATGCGGTCGGCTCGACCAGTTCCAGTGCCCGGTACGGCAGGCTGGCCGACAACCCCCACGCCCAGGAATCCGCATCGATGCCAATCTGGAGGCTTTTGACGGGAATCGGCTCGCGGCCGGGCAGGCGCACGACATCAACGGCGTTGCTCACAAAATAGACCTTGAGGATGGGGACGCTGAAGACACCGGCGTCCGGCTGCCCGCACGGGTGGGCGCCGAAGTCGAGCCACAGCGCGGGGCGCCACGCGAGGCCCTGGTGGGTCGCATGGCAGATGAATTCGAGATCGGGGTGATACCTGGGTGCCGGCTCGACCACGGGAGGGTCGACCGGCAGGTGCGACTCGCCTGGGCGCGGCTGCCTGCCGATCTCCCACGGCAGTGACCACCGACACGATTGCCAGCGTCCAGGCGAGAACCCGAACGCCTCGCGCAGGGCAAGAGGCACAGCGGGCTGCCATCCCTGCGACTGGCTGCGCGAGCGCGGCACCAGCCAGACAAAGGGGCTGAGCACGGCGCCCGACACGGTGATGCCCGCACCCCACGGCAAGCCGAGCCCGCCATGCTGCGGTACCAGCGGATTGAAGCGGTCCGCCGTTGAGGATGGAACGGGCTCCGCGCCCTGCCACCGCGCGCGGCTGGCGCTGCGGGCGCGCAGGTTGTCGCCGCCGGCCGACTGGACCGTGCCGGGCAGCGTCGCGGTCGGTTGCCAGGACACCGCCGCAGCACTGCGGTCGCGCGCACTGTCGTTCCAGCCGTCGTGCAGGCCGGCTCCCTGGCGATGCGCGCGTTGCCACGGCACCTGGCCCCCGCCCTCCAGCTTGCGGCTCACCTGGTTGTCGTAGGCCACGCGGATGCGCGCCTTGGGTGGACCCAGCCGGAGGCGCACCGTAGCGCTGGCTGCCTCGGGAACCGCTTGCCGCGTATCCCCGAAGTCGAGATCGGCACCGCGGCCGTTCGGCGGCTTCCACGCCCCCCGGAATTCAAGATCGACGGTCACGGCACTATTCGGTCAGTTCAGCCAGTTCCACGTTGACCGCGCCGCCGGCGAAGACCTGCAGCTTCGACAGTTCGACCTCCGCCCCGCTCTCCGGCAGCCCCGCATCCAGATCCGCCACCCAGCGCCCGTCGCTGTTGCACAGCCGTGCCCAGGCGGCGACGCCGGAGCGGCGGCACAGCGCCTGCCCGATCGGCGCGAACACGAGCCGGCCGCCCTCCAGGCTCCCCATGCACGGTTGCGGCAGACGGACCTCGGCCAACAGGACCTGCTCGGCGAGCGCCTGCCCGATGTCGGGACGTGGCGCGGAATACAGGCGCAGCAGGCCGCCTGCGGCGCCGGCATCCAGCGCCTGGCCGATCACGGCCAATCGGCCATTCCGGACCGGTACAGACAAGGTGATCATGGATAAACGGTGGGCTCGGGACGGACCCAGTCGGCGATGACCGCGTTGAACTGGCGCACGTGGTCATGCGCCAGCAGGAAGAAGTCGCGGCCGGTATCGAGATAGTCAAAGCGGTAGAAGCCATCGCTGCGCGACCAGGCCTCGGCGACCAGCAGGCCCGTCAGCGCATCGAACAAGCGCACCCGGCGCGCAGCCGGCACACCCTCGATGCGCACACGCCCCTCGATGCGCCCGTTGCCCCAGAACTCGAGCGCACGCGAGGCGGGCAGCTCGCCATGCCGCGTCGGCGAGACGCCCTGGTGCGGGGCCGGCGCACTGCGTGCCACGCCGTCCGGCACCAGCGGGCTTGGTGGCCCCGCGTCGCTCCGCGCGATCACGGAGGTCTCGTTGTGCAGCACATGGCGCGTGGGCGCACCTGCGATGGCGCCGGGCGAGACCCGGCTGGGCGGGCCGACGACCCGTGGGATTTCTCCGGCCATGGATCAATCCCACGGGCCGGTCAGATCGAAGGCCAGGCGCGCGTTGCCGTTGCTGGCCGCGCCATTGACCACCAGCAGCTCACGCTGCGTGCCGTCGATCACGAACCCGGGAAACTTCCAGGGCTCCGGCGCGGGGATCGACTGCAGCGGACACAGCAAGCCCGGCAGCCGGCCGCGCAGCGATGGACCGGTCTGCTCTTGAATCATCAGCGGCATCACGTAGATGCCGTTATCGGCCGGGTTCGGATACGGCACGGCGGTCGCCCCGAGGCCCGTGCTGCCACCGCCCGCTGGAGCACTGACCCATTGCGCGTTGATGCGACCACCCAGCTGCGAATACCCGCGCGCCAGCCAGATGCCCGTGTTGCCGACACCCGATCCGACCGAGTAGACGTTGTCCGTGACGAGGTTGCTGGAAGGTTCGGCCCAATTGATGTTCAGGTCGTAGTAGCCGGCGATCATCGTGTCGTAGGCATCGCCCGCCTTGAAGGATGGGTAGTCGCCAAAGAAGTAGGCCGCGTAGCGGTTCGGGTAGCTCTCGCTCCAGTTCACCGCCAGCCAGAAGCGTTTGCTGTCGCCCACCAGCACCCAGGGGCGCGTCGTCGCGTTGTCGTTCTGTGCCTTGCGCCACATCGTCTCGGCGCGGCCCGTGCCGTTGTCGACGTCGTTGAGCACTTCCCACATCTGCGCCAGCACCGTGCGCGGGCCGCGCCCGTAGTTGCCGTCGCCCGCGAGCGGTGTCTCATCGATGCGCAGGAACAGGCGGTTGCTGGTGACGTCGCGCGACCGGTAGACCGCGCGGTCCTCGCCCGAGAATGGCATCTCCCACCCCAGCGGAGCGATCTTTGCGGTCAGGATGCCGGTGGCCCGCGCGGCCGCGTCGGCCGCAACATCGAACTGGAACGTGTTGGTGGTCACATTGCGGATGCGGTGCTCGCCGTTGTAGGCCGCCTCGTTGGCTCCCGCGATCAGCACAATGTCGTCCTCGCGGAAGCCGTGGCCCGCGTCCGCCGTGCCGGTCGCCGCCGTGCCCTCGCGGGTGATCGCGGTCAGCGTGCGCAGGTTGAAGCCGTTACCGAGACAGGCGTTGAGCACGGCGATCAGGGTCCCGCGCTGGCCGCTCAGTTGCGGCGCGCCGGTCTGGTTGGACTGGAAATACTTGATGGTCATGGAGATAAAAGTCAGCGATCGATGTCGCCGCGAATCTGGATCTGGAAGGCGTCGTTCGCCTGCGTGGCAGGTCCCTGCAGCGTTGTGCGCGCGATCCAGATGGGGAAGTTTGCTGCGGCCGTGGACAGGCGCAGTACGTTGCCGGCGGCCCACCCTGCCCCCCAGCCGCCCGCGCGCAGCGTGAAGTAGGCCGCGTGGGTCTCGGGGTTGATCGGCGCGAGATCCGTGGCGGTGTTGCCCACGGCGATCTGCCCCACCGACTCGCCGACGACGCGGAACTCGTTGGTGTTGGTAAAGATCAGCGCCCAGCGCTCTTCAATGCTTCCGCGATTGGTGACCTCGACCGGGTATACCGTCTCGTTGTACTGGGCGATGGTGTTGGCGCCGATGCGCACGTCCTTCCATTCCCCCGTCCAGGTCTGCTGCGCGAACAGCGTGTGGGCGCGGGCCTGCAGGTCGCCGATGATCAGCGCCGACGACACCCGCGATTCGTGCGCGGGATAGTCGTGGGTCAGCGGCCGAGTGAGCGTCAGCACGCCGTTGATCTGCGTGTCCGAGACCAGGCCCATGTCCTCGATGCGGTGCTCGGCCACCAGCGGCTGCGCCAAGCCGGCGGGCGATGCCCGCAGCACCACCGTGCCGGCGTCGAGATCGGCGATGTACCGGTCCGTGGAGAGCGGCTTGCCATCGGCATCCAGCACGCGCAGGGCAGCCAGACGCACGCGGCCGACGTCCAGCGTGTCGCCTGCGCGCGCATTGGCCGGAAATGGCGTGGTCGCAGTGTGGTGCACCACGGCCACGTCCCCCTGCCGGAAGATCGGCACCCGCCCATCGAGCGGCAGGCGGACCGGATCGAGCCCGAGCACGTCGGCCGACAGCGGCAGGTACGTGAAGGCCACCGCATTGAAGCGCAGCGTGTCGGCCAGCACCGGCAGCGGCTGGAAGACCTGGCCGTTGCGCACGGCATCGGCGCTGTACCAGATTTCCCCTTCCCGCCCAGCCGCTGGCACGAAGCGGCCGAACCGCACGCGCACCACACCGGTCTGGTAGTCCACGGTGCCGAGCATGCCCACTGCCGCGATGGTGCCGTCGGCGTTGGCGGTGGCCGTGATCTGACCGCCTGTCAGCGGCACCGCCCGGATCTGCAGGCTGCCGGGCCGCACGGGCGCCGCCGGCACGCGGAAGGTCACCTCATCGACCGGCTGTCCACCGAGTTCGGTCAGCAGCGACTGCATTGACACCACATTGCCGGCGCCCGGCTGCCACACGGTCAGCAGCGCCCGGCCCGAGGCGTAGTCGATGGTGCCGGCCTGGGTGCCCGCCCCGGTGTTGGCATTGATGTCGGTCACCAACGAGCCCAACCGGTCCACGTAGACCTTGCCGCCCAGGCCGAAGCGGAGGCTGCCGGGCACGATGGCCTCGGCGTAGTGGTCGGTCAGGTCGACTTCCAACTGGGCGAGTGTCACCGTCTCGGTGGCGGCATTCGCGGTGTCGGCGGCGCGGTAGCGAACCTTGACGTAGCCCGACTCATCGATGGGCATCGCCGCACCGGCCGGCTTGTACTCCCAGTGGCTGAAGGTATTGCGATAAACGGGACGTCGCTCGCTGCCCTCCACCGTCCAGCCCAGCTGCTGCACGCTGTAGCGCGCGAACGGGATGTTGACTGTCGTGTCGGGCCGGAAGGTGATGGTGCCGGTGGCGTAGTCGATCCGGCCGCCCACGGCACTGTCGAACGCTCCAGTCCCAGTGTCGCGCGCGATCTTGATCGGGTCGACGCGTTGTACCACCTGCATCTCGGCGGGCGTGCCCGAGATCGACTGGTAGTTCTCGATCAGCAGGTTGAACTCGAGCTCGACCGTGTTCGGGCGGATGTCGGTCTGCGCCAGCCGGACCGTGACAGTGCCATCGGCGTTGCGCAGCGGGTGCGCAAAGTTCGCTTCCTGTGGCGGGCCCCACTCGTAGTCGATGGTCAGTTCCGCGCCCCCGGCCGGCAGCACGGCGGGCCGGAAGACCAACTCGCCGCGCGCATAGCGCACGGTGCCCGATCCGTCTCCCGTGATCACCCCGTGCCCGTCGTCGGTGGCCACGCGCTGGCGCGCGCCGTCGGGCCACGTGATACGCAAGGTGCCCGGCGCGATGCCTGGATGGGCCACGGTGTGGCGCACGGTGGGTGGCTCCACCGGCGCCGCGACCCGGTTGAAGTAGCTGGCCGCACTCCCCCAGGCAAAGAGGATGGCCGTATTGGCGTCTGGTAGTGCGCCGGTCGTCAGGATCACCGAGCCGGTCACATAGTCCAGCGTCCCCGCCCCGAAGGACGAATCGGTGCCGCGAATCGCTCCATCACCCTGGTCGCGCAGGTCGTACCACTTGCCCTGGGCCATGTAGGACACGATCAGCGCGCCCGGCTTGGGCGGCGGCGACAGGGTGATCGTGTAGGCATAGCCGCGGTTCTCCTGGGCGATGTCGATCGCGGCGGTATCCGCCACGCGGGTGGGGGCACCCGCCGGCCGGAAGCTGACCTGGAAGTCGCCGCCATATCCTGGCGTGCCGTCCTTGAAAGCCACCAGCCCTCGGGCGTAGTCGACCGTGCCGATGGTGCTCGTGCCGGACTTGAGCTGGCCCGCCGCATCGGTGAACGTGTAGCCGCCACCGGCAATGCGCAGGCTACCCGGCACCAGCGGGTTGCCCAGGTAGAGGTTGCGGCCGCTGGCGACCTGGCCGTTGGCCGTGTAGGTCAGCACGCCGCTGCCGCTCTCCAGCAGCGGCACCGCCTGGCCGGCGGCGTTCAGGTCCACCAGCGGTGTTTCCGACTGGGCGGACGGCACCAGTTGCCCGAAGAGGCCCGGCACCTGCACGCGCAGGTCCCCCACCCGCGCCTCCGCCACGGTGGGGGCGATGCCGTAGTAGACAGCGGCGTTGGCGACGATCGTATCGCGCAGCGCTGCCTTGGCCGAGACGTCATCGCGGTTGGACGGCGCCGGCCCCTCGAAGTCGTAGCGCAACGGATCGGAGATCTCGCAGGTCGCCACGATCGCCGAGAACTTGACGGTGCCGCCGCCTTCGCTCACCGTGAACTCGCGCTCGGTTGTGGTGATCCGCGTGACCCGCACGTACTGCTCGGTCTCGGTCGGCTTGGCCTCGTCCTGCACCAACACGAGCGCCTGCCCGACGCGCGGCAGCGAATCAGACGGCTTCAACAGTAGCGTGATGGCACGCTGGCCGGTGAGCTGCCGTTCCAGCAGTTGGCCGGGCCATTTGACGCCGCGTGCGAGGTACCGCTCAACGCGGTCCTTGGCGGCATCGCGCCGGTCGGTCCATGACTTGGTGGTGAACAGCGTGACCGAAACACGCGGATCGGTCGGCGCCTCGGCGAGGATCGCGTGGGCACCGTAGTACGAGTCGGTCGAATCGGTCAGCACCCCGACAAAGGCCTTGCGCAGCGACACGCGCCCGTAGGTGCGGTCGAGCTCGGAGATGTCGGGGAACAGGTTGTTGGACTGGCCGTCGACCACGACGTGGCCGGTCATGCGACCGCCGCCGTCGGGCGTGTCGAGCAGGCGCTCGGCGGCCAGGAGTTTGATATCCCCTGTCAGAATTGCCATTCTGGTTACTGTTCCTTCTGGAGGTGACGATGAGACTTGATGGGCTGGCACCGCTGTACAAGGACATGCGGGCACAGAAACTGGAGCGCATCCGGTTCGATTACCGGCATGGGCGAGTGAGCTTCGATGTGTTCTTCTTCATCGACGAATCGCCCTATCTGCTGCTGTTCGGCGCGCGGGGCTACAACCTCGTGTTCGAGGTCGCGGTCAAACCGGGCTTTGAGATCGATCCGCGCCTGGAAAACGCTGACTACAGGGCGCTGTGCGACGCGCTCGGCCTGGTGTTCAATCCTGACAACCGGTTCTCAACAAAAGCGTTCTTCGAGACATTCGCTGGACACATCCCGGCAACGGTACCGGCCGACCATGAGGTCAAGCCGCACGATGTGGCGCGGTTCCGGCGCGATGTCGAGGAGGCCCACAAGGTGTATTACTGCGGCTGGCGCGACAACACCGTCCGCGGGGAAACCGTGACCGACAAGAATCTGCGCAAGACGCGCGAATTGCTCGGTCAGAAAGCCTACGAGCGCTGCAAAGCCAAGAACCTGAGTACCTGCTGGACCGACGATCGCGAGAAGGCCATCACCTTCACACTTCCATGAGGCGCACGGTCAGCCGATAAAAGTCGCCTTCGCGCCGGGCCGGGAAGCCGGTCACCGGCTCGGCCTCGATGGCGGTTTCGTGATGGCGAAATGCGACGGTGAAGACGCGGCCATCGGTGTGGGTCAACTCGAATGCGCGACTGGGCGTCGCTGCCCACGCGTACAGCGTGTTCACCGTCGCGCGGGTCACCCAGGCCATGTCGGCGGCGCCCACCAGCGTGATGGGCCGCCCCTTCTGGCGGGCGGCCGACTCGACCAGCAGCGCGCCGGTCAGCAGGTACGACACCGCCGCCACGGCGGGCGTCCAGGCGTGTTCGTCCGCCCATAGCAGGTCATCGGACAGCGCGAGGACCGTGCTGTCCGCAAGGTTCTTCAATTGCATCGGAGTTACAGCGCCCGGGATTGGGCTTCTTTGAGGAGTTCGAGCAGCCGCGCTTCGTCGCGGGCGTCGATGGTGGCGGCAACCATCCGGCCGCCGGAGGCCAGTTCCACGCGGATGGTGCGAGCCGGCGCCACCTCCGCCGCGTAGGCGGGTGCTGGCGCGCGCACGGAGGTGGCCAGCACCTGCGACAGCGCCGCCGCCGGGTCGGCCCCCTTCCAGGCGCCCGACACCGCTTGCGACGCCCTGGCTGCCATGCCCGCCAGCGGCTGGACGAGCCCGCCGGTGGCGTAGCCCCGGACTGTGTTCGCCAGCGCGCGGGCCGGCAGCGCCAGGTTGTTGATGGCATCGAAGAAGGCCACGCCGTGGCGCTCCACCGCCTGCCGGTTCACGACGTATTCGCCGGGCGTCAGCATGGCGGGCACCGTGTCGGAAGGCGCCACACCGCCGTCGCGGTAGAACTCGCCCTGGCGCTGCTCCATGTAGTCGAGCAGGTCGCGTTCCAGATCCTTGCCCCACAGCATCGGCTGGGCCATGGCCTGGCGCCAGGTCGTCTTGATCCGCTCCAGCGTCTGCCGCTCGGCGGCAGTCAGTTGCTTGCGCTCGGCCAGCGCATCGAGCGCCTGCCGGTCGCGCTCGGCCTGCCGGCCGTAGTTCGTCATCGTGCGCGAGCGCATGTCCGAACTGACCCAGGCGCCGCCCTGGTGCTGCGCCCAGGAGGCGTAGTCGCCCATGCCCTGCAGGCCGAGGTCGATCATCTTGCGGGCCTCGACCACGTCGCGGTTGCGCTTGGCGCCGCCCGGCTGGCCGCCACCACGTCCCCCGAACAGCACCGCCCCGCCGGTGGCGAAGCGCGCCACGCCGTTGGCCAGTTGCGCCAACGTCCCGGCGCCGTACTTGCGCACGGCGGCCTTGCGGATCACGAAAGCACCGGCGTTCAGCGTACGCGGCACCGTGTCCTGGTCACCCGTGCCCGGCACCGAACCGCCACTCATGCGCGGGAAGGCGGGCGCGACCGGCCCGCCATCGGCGAACTGCCGCACCCCGCCGCCGACCACGCCGCCCGCGGCATTCGCCTCGACCCGGCGCACGGCAATGGTGTGGGTGGATGACGTGTTCATGCCGTTCAGGCTCTGGACCTCGGCGCGCACGGCGTCGACGTTGCTGGCCACGAGGTGGCGCGACTCGGTCTGCACGCGGTCCAGCGCCCGCAACATGCCTTCGACGTTGGCGATCGCGGCACGTGCCTTTTCGGTGGCGACCCGGAGCTCGAGCTGCGAATTCTCTCGGGCGTAGGCGTTGAGCTTGTCGAGCGAGGCGAGTGCCTTGGACACGTCGGCATCGACCGGCAGGGTCCTGCCTTCCTTGAGCCGCTGCTCGTAGTCCTGCAGGGTCTTCTCGGCCTGCTCCAGATCGGCCTTGATGACCACCAGCCGCTCGCGCTCAGCGAGTGCGCGGTCGAGGTCGGCGATGGCCTTGTCGAAACGACCAGTGTCCGCTTCGATGGTGACCTTGAGCCCCTGCTGCAGCTTGGCCGTCAGCTGGGCGATCTGGCTGTCGGTCTGGGCCAGCGTCTGCTGGATGCCCTGGCGGGCCGACACCGCCGACTGCGCGGCGCGCTGGTGCGCCTGGGCCTCCGCATCGAGCGTCTGATTGAGGATGGTCTCGGAATCGCGAATGCGGCCGATGGCTTCGTTGACGGCGGCCTTGCCCTGCACCGCCCTGGCGTCGGCGTTCGCCGCCTGCTGCGCCGATTGGGCGCGCAGCTCGTCCGCCTGGCGTGTCAGGGCTTCGGCCTGCGCATATTCCCGGCGGCCGGTCGCCTCCCGGGCCTGGGCTTCCAGTTGGGCCACCTGCGTCACCGCCGCTTCCGACTGCTTGCGTGCATCCTCGGCACGCTTGGCCTCGCTGGACTGCGCACTGGCGATCTGGGCGGCCAGGTCCATGGCCTTGCTGGCGCGCTGGCGGGCCTGGTCGAATTCGCCATCGGCCAAGGCCGCGCGCGCACTGGCTTGGTATTCGGCGATCTGGCGCTTGCGGTCCTCCTGGGCCTCGTAGTCCGATAGCCCCGCGCGGCGGATGTCGCGGATGCGTTCCTCGGTCGACATCGACAGCTGGCGCTTCTCGTCCTCGATATGCCGGACCTCGGCGAGATGCCGGTTCGCCTCGGCGTTGAGCGCGTCGATGTGCTGACGGTACTCGGCGGCCGCCTGCGTCAGCGTCTGCCGGCGCGTGGCCAGGATCTCGTTCTCGACCCGCTGCACGTTGGCCGCGCGCTCGACCTCGGTCTTGCCTTCGCGAGCGGCGGCATCGACGCGGGCGCGGGATTCGTCATCGATCAGCTTCAACGCCTCGGTCGCGGCCTGCTGGCGCAACGCCGTCTGCTGCGTGAGGGCCCCGACCAGCAGTTGGGTCAACGCGGCGATCTGCACCGCCTGCGCCTGGCCCGAGCGCTCCAGCGCCGCCTGCTCCTGCTGGTAGCGCGCCTTGACCGCCTCGACCTGGCGCTGCAGGTGGCCCTCGACGATGGAGGTGAGCCCCTTGTACGCCTCGGCCATCCTGGCAGTCGCGTCATTCACCGTAGAGCTCGCCTTGGAAACCGCCTGCTCGACTTCGCCGATCCGGGACTTGAGTTTCTCCAGAGCAGTGTGGACAGCTTCTGCGCCGCGGCCGACCGCTTCCTGCGTGCCCTGGCGCACCGCCTCCAGGCGCTTGGCGATCTCCTCGGCGGCACCGGCTGCCGCGTTCATTGCGCCTTTGGCCGCGTCGGTGCCCCGGCCAGCATCGGCGACCATCTGCGCGAAGATCCGGTTCATCTCGCCCAGCCGCGCCTGGTGCCGCTTGGTCGCCTCCGCGATGGTGTCGGACGTGAAGATGGCGGCGAACACCTCCCAGTGAAAGCGCAGCTCCTCGACCGACCGGATCAACACCTCGACCATGAAGATGCCGGCGCGGCGCACGGTCTCGAACTTCTCCGACAGCCACGTGCCGATCTCCCAGCCGACGAGGAACGCGCCCAACGTGGCGAAGCCGGTCCGGAGCACGCCAACGCTGGCGATGGCGGCCGACATCGACAGGTTGGCCGTGGCCCAGGCAGCGGAGGTGGCGCTCGCTGCCGTGACGGCGGCGGCGCCTGCGGTCTGCCACGCGGTAATCAGGGCCGGGAGCAGCCGGTAGACGAGCACGGCCAACCCGGCTTCGGCGATGCGTGTGAGCCAGCGCATCACCGTGTCGAGGTTCTGCGCCAGCCACGTCAGGGCCTCGGACAGCTTGGCGGTGAAGCCGGTAGCCTGGTCGACCCGGTTGATGTATTGCCCGAAGGCATTACGCAGCCGCTCGAACGCCTGGCTGACCGTCGCCGGCAACTGGGCGTATTCGGTGGCGAGCTTGTTCTTCTGGGACAGCAGCGCATTGACGACCACATCGGCGGTGAGCCGCCCCTCCTCTGCCATCTTGCGCAGGCGGCCTATCGGGACGTTCAGGCCATCGGCCAGGGCCTGCGCCAGTCGGGGGCTGTTCTCGACAACGGAGTTGAACTCCTCGCCTCGCAGCACGCCCGCCGCCAGCGCCTGCCCGAACTGCAACAGCGCCGATTGCGTCTCGTTGGCGGACGCCCCGGAGATACGCAGCGCCTGCGAGATGCTCTCGGTGATGGTGAGCGCCTCCTTCTGCTCGCCACCCAGCATCCGTACCGCCTGCTGGAGCTTGCCGTACAGCGTGGCAGTTTCCTGAATCGGCACGCCGATACGCTGCGCGATGTCGAAGAGCGCGGTCTGTGCGGTGGTGAACTCGCGCTGGCCGGCGGTGGCCAGTTTCAGGCGCGCGGCCATCATGTTCCAGGCGTCGGCGACCTGCACGATCTCCTGCACTTTGCCGGCGGCCCAGTTGATCGACAGGAAGGCGAGCACCTGAGTTCTGGCTGCGGTGATCTGCTCGCTGATGACGGAGACCCCGGCTTTGACCTGGGCGAGGCCCGCTGCGGCCCTGTCGCCTGCGGTCTTGGCTGAAGCGGCCAGTTCGCCAAGGCTGCGCTCGGCCGATGTGATGGCGCGTTTGAGCCCCTCGTCGGCGCCATCGAGCGCGACGAGGATGCTGATACGGTTATTGCTCACCTATATTGAACGACGATAGAGAATTGTCAGAGGACGACACGGCGCAAAACACTGCACCGACGAGAACGCAAGGCGGCTTTCACAAGCGAAAAACGGAAGGGGGGTGGCGATGAACGTGACGTATCTGACCAGCAACAAGGCGGCTAGGGACACCATCCTTCGCTTGGCTAAGCAGTGCGAGTCCATGGCTTGGACCGTTGCATGGGCCACCGAGAACGATCTTGTCGAAACAGCGTACAAACTCAAAGCCAAATTCAGGCACCTCCTCGTCGGAACTCACGGTTACGTCACAAGTCCCGCTGTGCTGGAGCGCTTCTTAGGCATTCCTAGCTTTAGGGTTAGTCCGCCGGGCGGACCGCTGTTTCATCCCAAGGTCTATACATTCGATTTGGGTAAAGAGACAGCGGCAGTTATCGGGAGCCACAACCTCACAAAATCAGCCTTCACCAACAACATCGAGGCGAGCGTGCTGTTGAAAGGCTCGTCTAATGAACAGGTGTTTTCTGATCTCCACGCATCGATTACTGAGAGATGGTGCGAAGCGTCTGTCATTGATCAAGGCTGGCTCCACGCTTACAGAGCCAACTACCGCAGAGTCGAGCCTAATCGAAAGGAGCTCGAACGCTGGGTTCCGACTTGTAGGCCAAGCTCAGTAAAGGGGAAAGTCAGCACCCAAGATCTGAACTGGCAAGCCTACGTCACCTCAGTGAAGGCAGATACAACTCACGGCGTCGAAGGTCGCTTGGATGTCTTGGAGAGAATCGCGAAGATATTCCGTGGGGCCGACACCTTTGAACGGTTAGATACGGATGATCGCAAGCGGATTGCCGGTACAACTGGGGATCAACTCGTGCAGTCGGATAATGTGAAATGGAAGTGGTTTGGCGCTATGAGCGCAAATCCCTCTTTCGCGACGCTCGTAATCAATCGGCCAACCGGCCTTTCACATGCACTAGAGTGCATACCGTTCGCTGGGACAGTCACGCTCGAAGACTACGAGCGCTACGTGAAGAAGTTTAAGGCCGCCTTCGTCAACACGCCGAAATCTGGCGGGCTTGCCACTGGCACTCGACTACTAGCGATGAGGCGTCCCGACCAGTTTGTGTGCGTAGATGGTCCGAATAGGAAGGGAATCTGTGCCGACTTTGGGCAAGCCCCAACCACGCTGAGCCTCGCCAACTATTGGCAGCGAGTCATCGAACCGATGCGTCAGACTAGCTGGTGGCTCCACCCCAGACCGCTCGACACTATTGAGCGCCGTATCTGGGATTGCCGAGCAGCGATGCTGGACGCGATTCACTACGATCCCAAGGAGAAATCGAACAAGCGTGGCGCTGGTTGATGCTTCACGGTTGATGCGATGTCCGTACATGCGCCGCGCGAGTGCCTCGCGGCTAGATGTGCCTGCTCAGTGGCTACGGCCAACTCAGCCACAGATTCCTGATCGTCACCGCAACCACTCCGTCACGTGCTCGATGAACGCACGCGCCGCTTCCGCGTTGATCGCGTTACCGAAGGCGTGCAGTCGTCCCACTCGCGCGGGAGCGCCATAAGCCAGCGGGAATGTGCCGGGTTCAACTGGCCGCCAGCGCCCATCCCTGCACTGGAGCCAGTCAGCATCTCGCCAGAAGCCGTTAGTCGGGCCGGCTGGGGAGGATGAAGCGTCATGAGTTGGGCAAGAGTCAGCCCGAACCCGTTTCCGTTTCCCGTCGTCTCCTTGCAGCGCTCCCGACGCGCCGCCAGTGCTACCGGATCTGCGTGGGCGAATTCGTTGGCGCTCGGAGTCGGCCATCCGGCGAGCTGGACGTAGACCTCCTCGTTCAGAGGCTTGCCGCGCGTCTGCGCTGCCCTCGCCTCCAGATAGCCGGGTGAGCCGCTCGCACTGCGCCAATCCCGTGCTGTCGGCGTTGGCCACCCAAGCAACAGCGCAACCGTCCTCCGGCTGCTGTCGCTGTTGCCCGCCGCGCTGTTGCCGTTCTGCGCTGGTGTGCCGGCCATCGGCGTCGGCCATCCCGTCAAGCACACGGCCGCCGCGAGATCGGGCCCATGGTTGCGCATCGCCTCTGCCAAGCCGCCCGCGAACGATCTCACGCCCTTTGCCGCCAGCGCCGCCGTCGGCGTGGGCCACCCAGTAGAGCCGGTCGCGGATGTGCGGAGCACCGACGCCCGCAGCCGGAAACGGGACCGCCCCGACGGCGTAGTCCACGGCTTCCATGTCATCTTGTACAAGGTCGATCCAAGCATCTGCGCCCTTGCCCGCAACCTGCTCTCCAAAAACAATTGCAGGTCGGCACTCGCTGATGAGGTGGTACCAGGCTGGCCACAAGTGCCGCTCGTCAGCAAACGCGAGGCCTCTGCCTGCCTGGGAGAAAGGCTGGCACGGACAGGAGCCGGTCCAGACGGGCCGGTCATCTGGCCAGCCTGCGCGGCGCAGTGCCAAGGACCAGACGCCGACACCAGCGAAGAAGTGGTGCTGGCTATATCCCCGGAGGTCTTCGGGTCGCACATCTTGAATGTCTCTTTCGTCTACGTCGCCCGGCGCGATGTGGCCGGCGGCGATCAGGTTGCGCAGCCATGCGGCTGCATACGGATCGATCTCGTTGTAATAGGCGCCCACGTCCCTGCTACTCACAAAGGCCATAGGCGGAAGAACAGGCTGTGGGCTCGGCCAGGCCAGCCAGCAGGTCGAACTGCCGGCCACCGCGTGTGGTCTTGCTCCACTCCACAACCGCGTGGATCGTGGAAGACTGGCCCGCATGGCCTTGCGTGCCCAGATGAAAGAACGAGACCGGCGTGCGCGGGCGGGACACTTGGGAAACGAGCCGCTCCCATTCGGCGATGCGCTCAATGTGCTCGGGGAACCGACGCGCGATCTCGCGCAGCTCGCCCTTGCTGCAGTTGATGCAGGGCATGCAGCCGACGCGATGCATGCCCTTGCGATACAGCGGGTTCGGCTCAATGCCCACCACCCTGTGCGCCTCGAACACGTCTTCGACCCGCCAGCGCAGGATCGGACGATAGATCGCGATCCGCGCACCGCGGTGCTCGTAAGCGGGAAGCCACCGGCGCGCTTCGCTCTCGTCGGCGCGCACGCCCTGCCACGATTCGACGTGGTAGCCAGCGTCCGCCAGGTCGAGCGCGTACTCGGTGAGCGGATTCCGTTTCAGGTATTCGGTGCAGAACTGGCGCTTGCGGCTCGGAAATCCTCCGCGTACCAGACAAAGGTCCAGAAACGGGTTGCCCGTGGGATGCAGCAGTTCCAACGCGCGGGCGGCGGTACTGGGCGTCCACCGATACTTGAACTGGCGCTTGCCATAGACGGTCGACTCGCTCTCTCCAGCGGCGATCCGTGCCAAGTTGGCGCGCTTGGTGACGAACTCGTCGGCAAAGTCCGCGCGGACCACGTCGATGCGGATGCCGAGGGCGCGAGGCAGATAGTCCAGCGCATACTCGTAGGTCGCCTCATGCTCGTTGCCGGTGTCGGCGAACACGAACCGGCAAGCGTTGGCACCATGGAGTTCCAGCGCAAGGATCGCGGTTGCGGTGCTGTCCTTGCCGCCGGACATCGAGACGACGTGCACCGTGGCCTTCGAGTCGTCTACCGCACAGGCGACTGCACCACGACGTGCGCGTGCTCTTCCGACCCGGCAGTCGTCGGTGTCGAGGGTGATCGTTGTTTTCATGTTCTTGGCTTTGAGAAAGCCAGTCGGCCCGACCTGTGCCAAGCCATCGGATCGAGGCAGCGTTGAGCGCCGAGGCCCGACGGACGTCAGGGGGCATGCAGCGGCGAAACCGCCGAGCGAAGGAGCGGCGGGCGCGACGGCTATTCAGCGAAGGGGTGTTGCAGGGATGTGCCGCAGGGCGGCTGCAGGAATCAGGTGCGAGGAATTGGGGTTCCTCTGGCTGCCCGGACGAATAGGCGCGAAAGGCAGTCGAACCTGGAATGTCGCGGAACGACACAGAACCACACTCCGCTGACGACGCACCCAATTCAAAGCGAATGGGGTGCGCCTTTAAAGCTTCGGGCGACAGCGCCGCGTTATGGGAGCCCGATCCAGGCGCCGTTGGGTTCGGCGGGAATGCTCAATACTTTCTCATTTATTGAAATTCTTGCTGCACCGCACACGCAGCGCGTTTAAGTTGCAGCTAAAATTTCGCTATCCGATGGCATGTACGCCTTTGCGATTTGGTATTGGTGATCATCGCCTCGGTTATTTCAACTACAACGATCTTTCGGGAAGAAACCACATGGCAACCTACAAAGACCTGCTTGCTCAAAAGAACAAGCTCGAAGAACAACTCGAAGCCGCCCGCCAGAAGGAACTGGCCGAGATCACCGCGCAGGTCCGACAAGTCGTGCAGGAATACGGCCTGACCGCAGAGGACATCGGCCTGGCACCGAAGCGAGGTGGCAAGCGCGGTCCGAAGGCGGTACCGGTCCCCAAATACCGCGACCCCAAGACTGGCGCCACGTGGACCGGCCGTGGCCGCGCCCCGGCATGGATCGGCAAGAACCGCGACAAATACCTGATCGCCTGATTCACCGGCAGGCACCGCCTGCCGCCACGAGGCGCACGCCGGTCAGCCCAGTTGCCGGATGCGCGCCTCGATAGCAGCGGCCAAGCGCGGAATGCGCCGCGCCACCACTTGCTCGATGTCGAGCCGCTTCCTGAGCACGACACGCGGCACGAGCACCGCAATCGGAACGTCCGCGCCGCGCTTGATGCGTTTGACGCCCTCGGCCTTGCGGTAGCGGCGCTTGAAACCCGCCAGCGGCCGGTCATGCTCCCCGATGTTCTCGGCCATCAGCACCACATTTCCCCGGTCGTTCTTCACGAAGTAGGCGTTGCCACCCCGCATCAGCTCGGCGACCTGTGCCTTGAAGCGCTTCCGGCCAACGCGTCCGTACAGCGGAATCAGCAGCCGGCCACCGATCACACCACCCCGCTCGTGGATCGCTGACCACGGCACCCGCGAGCCCACATAGAGCGCCGGCAGGCGCTTCGGATCCTTGTCCAACACCTTGGCCGTGAAGCCCTTGAGGAAGGACTTCTTGACCACCCGCATCTGGCCCGCTACGTGATCGCGCATGTCCTGCTTGAGCTCGGCCGCCTCGCTGGCCATGGCTTGCGCGACGGCCTTCTTCACCTTCGGTCGAAAGTCCCCCGCCCAACGGCGCAGTTGGACCTGCGCGGCAGCGCTATCGATTCGAACGGAAATCCGCATGGCTGTTTGCCTTGTCGTTGAACTGGTCGAGCGTACGGTCGAGATTGCGTGCATCGCCCCGCGTGCCGATGGCGATCATCGACAGCAGCCGAGCGTCGCGCGCTGCCTCCGCACGCACGACGGCATCCAAGAAGCCGCGCACCTGGGTCAGGGTGTAGCCGAGGATGTCGGGCAGCCGGTGGCCGTGATCGATCAAGCGCTGGATGGCGTCGAACCAGACGCCGCAGACTGCGTCACCTGTGCGAACAGGCCGTCGAGCCTCGGCAGCACCGTTCGGGTAAAAAAATCCGCGTTCACCTCGACTACCTTGGCCGCCAGCAGGATCGCCTCGTCGGCTGCAAGCGCATCGACCCACGCACGTGGCTTGTCCACCGCGATAGCAACGGCCTGCAGCAGATCGTCGCCGTGCTCGATGAAGAGCTCGAGCCAGTCGATCGACGGCGCGTTGAGCTGCTGCAGCGTCGGCGAGATCGCGCGCAGGAAGGCCGGCAGCCGGCCCACCTTCAGCGGGTGGATGGCGAGCGCCTCCCCGCCCACGGCGAGTTCGGCCGGCTGCGGGATGAGTTTGTCCAGATCGTCCATGGCCGCCCTCACAGTTGCACGATCCTGCCAAATTGGCCAAGGACCGCGTCGAACGGTTTGGTCGGATCCGCCAGCAGCGAGCCCTCCATCTCGAACTTGTTGTACTCGTCCGAGATGAGCGACAGTTCCTTGAGCGGATCGAATGCCACCCGGTACAGCTCGACCAGCACCTTGGCGTTGCCCTGGGCGGTGTTCAGGCCCTCCAGGCGCAGGTACCGCTCGGGCAGCGGCTGGGTAAAGATGCCGATCTCGGTGGCGACGCCATAGGCGTAGCTCGCCTTGAACGGCTTCACGTAGGGCACCGGTGGCGAGCCGCCATCATCCAGGCGCAGGAACTGGATCGACCCGAAGTCCAGGTCGCCGGTGTAGTCGACACCGGCGGCCAGCGTCGCGGGCTTGGCGCCGCTGTCCTTGATCACCAGCTTCGACACCTTCGGGTGGGCCAGGAAGTAGCGGTCGCCCACCATAGGCTCCGCGGCGCCGACCGGCTCGTCATTGACCGCGCCACCATCGCCGGTGACGTGGTTGCCGTACAGGGCCAGCGCGAGGTTGTCGCGGGTGAACTCCTCGATGGTCAGGTTCAGGGTGGCCGACTTCTGCTTGACCATCCGGTGGTCCAACGTACGCTGGCCGGACTGGCTCTCGTAGTGCTCCAGCACGTCGGTCTTGAGGGAGAGCTTCAGCTCGGCCACGTTGCCGGGCGAGCGCACCTCGTAGGGCACGCCAGCGGCATCGCGCTTGCCGAGGAAGACGCGCCCCTGGAAGGAGGCGTAGGTACTCATGATTGGGGGATTTCCTTGCTTGACGCAGAAATGGGTACGGGGGGGTGAGCGCTGCCCGAACGGGCACTCTCGAAGCGCTGCAGTCCCGCCTCGGTTGGCGGGCAAATCAGCAGTCAGATGGGCTTCAGGCAGGGGTCGCCAGATCGGCGGCCAGGGTCCGGTAGGTAATGCGGTAGCGCGCCGGAATCGCGGCAGCCACGGCGTCGGCATCCTCGACGTCCCACTCGCAATCGAGTTCGTGGATGCCTAGCGCCAGGCCACCGCAATTCACGTCGGCCATCAGCGCCGCGTGGGCAGCGGTCAGCAGCGCATCGGCTGCCGTCTCCGGCGCGGCGGGCGGCACCGCGCGGGCCAGCGCCGTCACCCGCACGGTCAGTTCGCGCGTGACCCGGTCGTTGGCCCGGCTGGCGATGGCATCGCTCTCCGGAGACACCACCAGCGCCGGACACTGCTCCCGCGCGATGGCGACGGCGGGCGACCGATGCAGCGTGGCGCCCGCCGCCTGGACCGGCGCACGGACGGCCGCCATCACCGCGAGCAGGATCCGCTCACGGACGGAGTTGACTGCCATGGGGGTTACAGCCGCGTGAGCTTGGCGCGAATCTCGGAGCCGTCGCCGACCGCACGCAGCTCCCGCACGTGGAAGACCCCACCGGCGATTTCGACCGTCTCGCGGGGACCCAGCCCCGCAAAGATGCTGGCGGGATAGGACATCACGTACTCGGTGCTGACTGTCAGGCCATCGAGCAGTGTCTCGTCGGGGGCCGCGAAGCCGACCATGTTGGTGCGCGGCGGGCTGCCATCGGACGGCCGCCAAACGCACTCCTTCAGGAGACCCGCATTGGCGGCGGCTTCGTAGAGGGTTGCCACGATATCCATGGTCACCCCATCGCCAGCTTGACCAGCACGCCCGGCCGCAGACACATCGGCAGCGGGTTGGACTGGGTGTGCACGTCGGTGCCCCGGCCGAACTGGCGCGGCTCCTGCTTGGCGTACAGCGGCTGGCCCAGCGTGTTGACCGTCTCGTTGAAGTCGGCCGGCGCGAAGTACGTGCTGAAGGTGTCGATGGTGCCCAGCGGGAAGACGTGCGCCTCGCCTGGTTCGATGAAGCTGCGCACCTTGCCGGCCGCGTCGGACGCCTTGCCCCGGTACTCCTCGAAGGTGATGCCGCCGAACTCGAAGCCGCTTCGCATGTCGTTGATCAGCATGATCCCTTCGCGCCAGCGCGAATAGGCCTCCTTGACGCTCTTGTGGCTGACCAGCGCCTTGAAGAAATCGGTCGAGCACAGGCAGTGCGCGCCGGTCATGACTTCGCCGAGCAGGGAATCCTCGATCATGCCGAGCACATCCGTGCATTTGTTCCGGACCTCGGTCTTGTCGACGCCCAACTCGAAGTTCAGCACCTTCTGCTGGATGCGGAACTCCTCGAACAGGTTGTAGAGGGTCGAGCCATCGGCGTCGAGGATCTCGCCCTTGAGCGCGCCCATCCTCAAGTGTTCCAGCGTGATGGCGTGCTTGTTGCGCATCGTCTCCAGACGCTCGGCCATCACGTTCGACACCGATTCCAGTTCGGTCTCCGAGCCGAAGCCGCGCAGGCCCTGGACCGCTTCGGGCAGCACCACGTCGTCGTGCGGGATGTGGGGGATGACGAACGAGCGCACGTTGCGCCGGCCTCGCGTGCCGACCGTGCCGGGCGAACCTGGCGGCAGCGTCGGCAGCAGCGTCAGCACGCCTTCGCGCTGCTCCACGATGATCTGCCGCGTGCGCACCGGCTTGGGCGCAAAGAGGTTCATTTGCTCCAGCTTGCCGTACCGGTTCGGGATCAGGTTGATGGCCGCCGTCATCGACGCCATCTCAAATGCGGCATTGGCGAATGGATTCTGCATGGTCGATCAGGCCCCGATGCGCACCAGGACGCCCAGTGCCTTGAGTTGAGAGATCGCGGCGTGCTGCTCGACGGCGGCGATGCCGGCGGGCCACTGCAGCGCGTGGGAGGCGACGATGGCGTGGCGTGCGACCATCAGGCCGTCGTCGCGGTCGGCCAGGTGGGCGTCGCACGGCTGCATCAGCACACCGGCGGCGTACTGGCTGCCATCGGTGGCGGAGGGGTCGAGCTGCTTGACCTTGCCCGTGGCGGTCACCATGCCGAGCACGGTGCCGAGCGCCAGGCTCTGGCCGGCGGCCACGGTGACGCGCTCGCGCGAATACAAGTTAGCGGCCTCGTACTTGAGGAGGTCGCCCAGGTTCAGTGGTTCTTGAAGAACAGCCATGTGGTTCGGTTACTGGATGCCCAGGCGCTTCTTGACGGCCTGGAGCAACGGGTTGCGGGGAGAGGCGGGATGACCGGCATCGGCAGAGACCGCCTGCGCGTGCGGATCGATACGGCTGGCGATCTCGGGCGATGCTTCGGCGCGCGCGGCCAGCAGGTGGCTGCGCACGCGCTCAGGCGTGGCGCGTGCCTCAAGGAAGCCCGCGATCAGGTCGGTGCGGCCGGCCAGCGTGCAAAGCTGGGCGATCTCCACGGCGTCGGTATGGCTGGCGACGAGGGCTGCCGGCGGCGAAGCAACAACCGGTGGTTGGGCGGTGGTGCCGATCGCGTCCGCAGCTGGCACGCTGACAGCAACGGGATCAGGTTGAGTGGTCATGGAACAGTCCATCTGGAGGTTGAGAGAGGGATTGCGCGCGGATGCGACCGGCGCAGGAACAGAAAGGGATGCGACGAGCTGAGCGAGCGCGTCCTCGAACGTGCCGACGTCGTCGGCCAGACCGGCGGCAATAGCGTCCTGTCCGAAGAACAGCCCCGCCTCGGTAGCCGTCACCGTCTCGGCCGACAGCCCGCGATAGCTGGCCACGGTCGCGACGAACAGCCTGTAGATGCGGCTCACCTCCGCCTGCAGCTGCGCCTGCGCTTCGTCGGTGATCGGCTCGTGTGGGTTGAGGTCGTTCTTGCGGGCGCCGGCAAACACCGCCGTGTAGCGAACGCCGTCGCGGGCGTCCTTGACCGACTGGTCGACATGCATGGCGATGACGCCGATCGAGCCGACGCCACCGGTGCGCGAGACGAAGACCCGCGACGCGGCGCAGGCCAGCGCATAGGCGGCCGAGAACGCCATGTCGTTGGCCGCCGCCCAGACGGGCTTGATGGCGGCGGCAGCGCGAATGCGGTCGGCCAGATCGAAGACGCCGCCCGACTCGCCGCCGGGGCTGTCGACATCGAGCAGGATGGCGGCGATGCTGGGGTCGGCCAGGGCCGCGTCCAGCTGCTCGCCGATGGCGGTGTAGCTGGCCAGCCCCGACTCAGCCTCCAGGCCGACGGTGCGCCGCACCAGCGTGCCGTGGATCGGGATCACGGCGATCTGGGCATGGCCACGGACCGGATTCCGTTCGGGTGGCGTGTAGTCGCCCGGCGGCGCCAGGCCGGCCAGGCCCACGCGCGGACCCAGCACCGACAGGATCACGTCGAGTTTGGGGCGATCAATCGCCAGCGGCACGCCAAACAGGCGTGTCGCCAGATGAGGCAACAGGGTCATGGAAATCCTTCAGGCGGCGACTGGCTCGCCTGCGTTGGCATCCGCGCGGGACGCGGCAGGAGCGCCATCCTTGGCGGTATGGCGTGGATCGGAATCGAAGATCAGCCCGAGCTCGTCGGCACGGGCGTTGTCGGCGGCGATCTCGCGGTCGATGTCCTCGGCGTCGTAGCCAAATGTGGAAATCGCTTCCGAGCGGCTCATCAGGCCGGCGCGGATGGCCAGCAGCATCGCCTTGAACTCCTTCTCGGGGTCCACCCACTGCCAGCCCTGCGGGATCCACTTCACCTGCAGGTATTGGCGACGGCGAGCCGCCCCGCCGCGCGCGAAGCCGGGGGCGATCAGCGCACCGGAGAGCACCGCCTGCTTCATCCAGGCCGCCCACACCGGGCGGCACATCTGGTGCACCAGCACGCTGTGCTGCACCATCTCGCAGCGGCGGCGGAATTCCAGCAGCCCCGCGCGGATGGACGAGTAGTTGACGCCAGTCAGGTCACCGGTCAGCTGCTCATAGGTGATGCCCAGGGCTGCGGCCACCGCACGGAACTGCGTGCGCAGGAACTCGCCGTAGGAGCCGCCGACATCGGCCGGGTCGCTGAACTTGATGTCCTCGCCCGGCTCCAGAATCTGCAGCGTCCCCGGTTCCAGCCCCACCAGCGAGATGCCAGCCTCGTCCGGCAAGCCCTCGCCCATCAGGTTGTCCTCGGGGCTCTGGCGCGTAACGAAGCCGGCGAACATGGCGGCGGTCTTCTTGCGCACGAGCTCCGCGTCGTCGTACTGGTCGAGCTCGTTCAACTTGACCAGCGCACGCGACAGCCACGGCTCGCCCCGGATCTGACCGGGCCGCAGCACGCGGTACAGGTGGATGATCTCGCTCGCGTCGACCCGCACGGTATCGAGCCCGCCCTGCCCCGACATCGGCGCCAGCCTGCCGTCGTCCGGATGCGAGCGGTACAGGTGGTAGGCCACGCGCCGACCCAGCCCGTCGAATTCGATGCCCGAGCGCACCACGTTGCCCGGGCCGGAGGCCCCTGCGATTGGCGGCAGGTCGACGTTCAGGGTCATCGGCAGATGCTCGGCCTCCAGCAGTTGAAGCTGCAGCGGCACGGTCAGGCCGTCCTCGGGGCGTCGCGGGCGCAGGCGGATCAGGCACTCGCCACCTTCCAGCATGGCGCGACAGGCCAGCGCCTGCAGGCCGTAGAAGTCGGTCTGACCGGCGGCGTCGGCTTCTGCCGTCCAGTCCCGCCACAGCGCCTGCACGTCGGCCTTGAAGGCGTCGTCGGTGGACAGGCTCTGCGGCTTGATGCCGGTGCCGACCGCGTTGGCGACGAACGCCTCGATGCCGGCCTGCGCCCAGGCGTTGCGCCGGACCAGATCCCGGCTCTTGATGCGCAGGTCTTCGCCACTGGCGAGCAGCGCCGCCACGGCGCCCGGATTGCCGGGCCTCCAGGCCAGCGATCGCCTACCCCGGCCGGCGGCCTCGTGGACCGGCGCCTGGCCGAACAGGCTGCGGATCCTGCCGAACCAGCCAACCTGGGTTCGTGATCCTTTGCTGGCCATCAGAACCCTTTGCCGGTCGTGACGCGGATCTGGCGCGGGGCGCCCGGCCACAGGCCGGTTTCGGCGGCCTGCTCGAACAGGCCGCGCCGGACCTCGCGGATCGCGAGCTTGAGCTCATCGACCGTGCGGTACTCGACCGTCTTGTCTTGGAAGGTGACCCGACGCTCGCCACGGGCGAGCGCGGCCTCCAGCGCTAGGAGTTGCGCTTCGGTGTATGCCATTCAGCGGTAAACCATCAGGTTGAATTCAGACGAGTCCGATAGCGTTCCGGCGGCGGTCGTGCAGATGACCTCCACAAACGCCTCGGTCTTGGCCTCGGCGCGCACGCGGGCGGCGGCGGCCTTCATGGACGACTGGCGACCCGCGTTGCGGGCGAAGGCCAGCCAGCAGTAGCCGTCGTCCGGCATCGGCTCGGCGAAGACCACGCGGTACCTGCCGGTAGCGAGGCGCACGACGCTCTGGACGTTGAATGCCGACCGGATCACCGCCTGGTTGCCTTCCGTGCCAAAGCACACCCAGGCGCGGGCCAGGCCCGGGTGATCCGCCGTGATACGGGCGCGGACCTCCTGAGCAATCGCAGCGGCAAGCTCGGCGATGTTTCCGGTCAGCGACATGGCCGCCGGATCAGGCGCCGGTCAGGGCCGCCTCGAAAACCGGCACGAAGTCGGTCTCGGGGTCGCCGATGGCGCTGGCCGCGACCGTGCCAATGTTCTGGCGGGCCTGGGCCTGTTCGTCGGCGGTCAGCGCCTGCGCGGCGTCGAAGCGCACGCGGCGGTCCACGGCGGCCAGCAGCGCGGCAATGCCGCTCTGGTCCTTGAGGATCGCCTCCTGCAGCTCCTTGAGGGTGTCGAAGGCCGCGTCGGCGCCGCCCAGCAGGTCGGCCTTGAGCGCATCGAGCAGGCCGGTGATCTTGGACGCCGAGAAGGTGGTCGCGGTGCCCGCCGCGTTGGCGTCATCGATCAGCGTGGCGCTGGCGATCTTGTCGAACTGCGCACGCAGCTCGTTGATCGCCGAGACCAAACTGGTCTTGTCGGTGGTCGACAGCCGGGAGAGCGTGCCGACCTGGTCGTGGATGGTCTTGAACTCCGACGCCAGACGCAGGACGAGGGATTCGATGCGAGTCTGCAAACTCATGGGGGATGAACTCCGGGTATCAGGATGAGGAGCACCGGGGTGCTCAGGACGACAGCCAGCGGCTCTTGATCACGCGCCGGCCGGCTTGGCGGCCCCCAGGACGGGGCCCAGAAACGGCGATGCCACCGCGAGGGGTGGCATCTGTGGGAGAACTCAATTCGATTGGGGGCGGTGTGTCCGGCGGCGGCGCCAGCCCCAGTTGCCGCTCCAGCTCGCGCCAGTGACGCTCCTCGAAGCGGTCGAGCCCGGCGGCGCTCGCAGCCGCGCGCGCGTAGACGTAGCAGTCCAGTGCCTCATTGCGCTCGCGCATCTTCTGCCACTCGCGAATCGGGAAACCGCTCCGGTCACGGCGGGTGATCAGTTGCTCGGCGCACAGCTGCTGCAGGAACTCCGCGTCGATCTTGGGCAAGTGCACAAACCCGGTCGGGAACGCGATGGTCGCGCCATCTTCTGCCACGTCGGCGGCTTTGCGCAGGTTGTTGTAAAACTCCAGCTTGGCAATGCCGACTGTCACCGTGAAAAGCTTGATGCCCCGGCGCAATTTCTTGCCGTTGCGCGTGACGTCGACCGCCGTCGGCGTGCCGATCAGCGCGGCGCCGCGCGCTGTGCCCTTGACCGCCATCACACGGGCGTCGCCGCAAGCGCGCACGAAGGCGTACGCCTCCTGCGTGGCGAAGCCGGTGTCGAGCGCCAAGCGGGCGAGCGGCATCGATGCGCCGCTGGCATGCGTCCACTGCGCTTCGACCAGCTCGGCGAGCCGCTTCCACACTGCGTCGCGGGCGGTATCGCCCATCAGCACGCGGTGCTCCACGAGCCACGCTTCCTTGCCGCGCCCGAAGGCCCAGATCGACACCTCGATGCGATCCTTCTGTACGTCGGCGCCGGCCGACAGCAATAGACCGCCCGCCGGCACGGTGCCGATCGGATAGTCCTCGCGGCGCTCCAGCAGGCGCTGCCAGTCCGGTGCCTCGCCCTCCTCGACCCAGGTCTCGCCCAGTTCGGTGTTGCGGAAGGTCTTGATCGCCGCCGCCGAGCCGGATTCCTTGCTCACCGCGCTCTCCCAGGCCGCAGCGATCTCGCGCCAGCTGCGCCAGCCCACCGGGCTGTAGAGCGAGGACAGGTGGAAGCCCGCCGTGCGGCCGCTCGTTTCCGCCATCGCCCGCCATTCGCCCTGCGA